AGGCTACATATGCATAGCCTCTTTTCGTTTGCACAAATTTAAGGAGGTGGTCATTCAAAATGGGGATGCAAATTACTACAAGATTAAAGAATGCTTGGAATGCATTTACCAATAGAGATCCAACAAATTACTATCGTGACATAGGACCAAGTTATTCATATCGTCCAGACAGATTTAGAATGGGACGTGGTAACGAACGGTCTATTGTTACAGCAGTATATAACAGAATAGCTTTAGATGTAGCCGCCATTGATATTAAGCATGTACAGCTTGATGAAAATGAGCGGTTTTTAAATGTCATAAATTCTGGGCTGAATAACTGTTTGACATTAGAAGCAAACATCGACCAGACATCGAGAGCTTTTAAGCAAGATGCTGTATTATCGATGCTAGATGAGGGTGTTGTCGCATTGGTACCAGTGGATACCGATATAGATCCGGACAAAACAACAGGATTCGATATTTTAACGATGAGAACAGGTCAGATTATTGATTGGTATCCGCAACATGTCAAGGTTAATCTATATAACGAATCGACAGGTTTGAAACAGGATGTAACAGTTCCAAAGAGAAGCACAGCAATTGTAGAGAATCCATTGTATTCAGTAATGAACGAGCATAATTCAGTTGCACAAAGACTAGTTAGAAAGCTGAATCTATTAGATGCAGTAGATGAACAAAGTAGTGCTGGAAAACTAGATTTAATAATTCAGTTACCATATGTTATCAAATCGGAAGCACGTAGGAAGCAGGCAGAAGATAGACGTAAAGATATAGAACAGCAATTAGCAGGTTCTAAATATGGTATTGCTTACACCGATGGAACGGAACGTATAACTCAACTTAACCGCTCGGTTGAAAACAATCTAATGAAGCAGATTGAATATTTGACGAGTATGCTATATAGCCAGTTAGGTATCTCTCAAGCGATATTAGATGGAACAGCTGACGAGAAAACTATGTTGAATTATCAGAACCAGACCATTGAGCCAATCATATCGGCTATAGTCGATGAGATGAAGCGTAAGTTCCTTACTAAGACTGCACGCACTCAGCGTAAGACAATACTGTTCTTCAAAGATCCGTTTAAGCTTGTACCTGTGTCTAGTATAGCCGAAATCGCAGACAAGTTCACACGAAACGAGATAATGACTTCAAATGAAATCAGACAGGTTATCGGAATGAAACCAGCCGACGATCCTAAAGCCGACCAATTGATTAACAGTAACATCAATCAATCTGGTGCCGAAATGATGGAAGAAGCTCCGATGGAGGATACCCAACAGGAAGAGATTGCTCAAACAGGTATGACTAAAGATGAGTTTCTGAAACATATGAACTCATTAAGCAAAGTCGATGCTAATCTTGACAAATTGGAATCACAGTTGGAGGGAGTGTAACTTATGGACGATAATTTCTTACAACATACACAATACGCCAGCGAATACTACGATCCAGTCAAGGCCCATGAATATTATATGGAGCACCGCCAGTTGACGGGACGCAAAGGAACACTCAACGATGCTGGAAAGATAGCAAAAGCCTATGTCAAGAGTCAGATTGACGAAGAGAAAAGTAATAACCTTACAGCCGAGGACAACACAAAAACTTCAACGATAGATGCTGCCAAGGCTGTTAAAACCCAGCGAGTTGCAGATGCAAAAGTTGTAAAGACCAATGCGTATGCAGCCGCAAAATCAAAGAAGGAGGCAGCTAGTACAGCTGCTAAAGAGCAAAAGACCACGGATTTGGCAAATGCGAAAAGTGATAAAGAGTCTCAAACATCTGATGCTGCTAATGAAAAATCGTCAGCTTTGGAAAAAGCACAAGCGGACAGGGATTCACAAATAGAAGAACACACTACCAGAATGACAAGCGAAATAGAAAGTTTGCAGACTCAGCTAGAAAATATGTCAAGTGCCGAGAAAAAAGAAAAGAAAGCTACTATACAAGCCCAAATTGCAAAACTTAGAGAAGATAATGAAACAAAGAAAGCAGAGTTAGTCGAAGCGTATACTTCTCAAAGTGAAGCGATTGGAAGTAACTATAATAGCACAATTTCTAAGATTGACACTGATTATGCGAATAACAAAGAAACTGCAAATACCAACTACACGAATAGAAAAGCAGAAATAAACAGCGACTATTCAAGTGAAAAAGAGGCAGCTAGCAATACATACTCGGCTGAAAATACAGCAGCTAAAGAAGATTATAATACAGCAGCTACTTCGGCAAGAGAAACAGCCAAAACGAATAAAGCTCAAATACGAACTGATGCTACGACGAAATACAACGAAGAGCTTGATAAGATTTATGCTAATTCGGCATTTCTTAAAAGTAGTTCTAGCAAGAAGAAATCGTCAAGCAGTTCTTCTACCAGTGTAAACACATCTGGAAAGAAGACATCCAAACAATTAGCACGAGAAGCCGCTAAAAAGAAAACTCAGTCTTCTCGCTAACATAATAAACTAACAGGAGGAAATTCAAAATGAAGTATGATTTTAGTGGCTGGGCTACCAGAAATGATTTACTTTGCTCTGATGGTCGAACCATAAAACGTGATGCCTTCAAAGGACAGAACGGAAAGAAAGTTCCCTTAGTATGGAATCACGACCACACAGACCCAGAGCGTGTATTAGGTCATGCCATACTCGAAAACAGAGCAGATGGTGTTTATGCCTATTGTTCATTTAATGACAGCGAAACAGCACAGGCAGTAAAAGAACGTGTAAGACATGGCGACCTTGAATCGTTGTCCATTTATGCTAACCAGCTAAAGCAGAATGGTAAAGATGTAATTCACGGATTAATTCGTGAAATCAGTATTGTCTTGGCTGGAGCTAATCCAGGAGCATATATTGACGAAGTTATGGTTCATGGTGAGGATGAAAGTGGATTAGTTATTAATTATGATGAAAGGGGTATTAATGTAATGATGCATTCAGATGATGATCAGGAAGAAATCAAACAGAAAGCAAAACCAGAGCAGGACGATGACGGCGAAACAATAGAAGACGTATTCAATACTCTAACCGAAAAACAGAAAAAGGTAGTATACGCCATAGTTGGGGCAGCCGTTGATGGCGACAATAAAGGAGGTTCAGAAGAGATGAAACACAATGTATTTGAAAATGATAGACAGGATGATGGTTCAGTGCTATCTCATGCAGACCAAGAAGAAATCCTTAAATTAGCAAAGAACACAACTATTGGAAGTTTCCAGGAAGCATTGAACATTTACACCAGCGAGAACAATCTTCAGCATGATGCTATAAGTGGAGGATTTGTGCAGTCGGGAGATGGTAATATTTCATACCTATTCCCAGAGTATAAGGAAGTCAGACCAGGCGCACCAGAACTCATTAATTATGACCAAGGATGGGTTACAACTGTTTTGGGAAAGGTTCATAAGAGTCCAATTTCCAGAATTAGAACAAGTCAGGTTGACATTCGCGGAATAGACAGCTTGAAAGCAAAGGGATATGTAAAGGGCAAGGAGAAGAAACTTACAGGCAACTTCAAGCTGGTTAGACGTACTACCGATCCACAGACAGTATACGTTAGAAATGCTATTCACAGGGATGATATCGTCGACATCACAGATTTCGATTATGTAAAGTATCTCTATGATATTGACCGCACAATGCTTAACGAGGCACTCGCTACAGCAATCATGATTGGCGATGAGCGTGAGGACGGAACAGAGGACAAGATTTATCCAGATAAGATTAGACCTATTTGGACAGACGACGACCTTTATACAATTCATGTTGACATCGACCTTAACGCAGCCAAGAAAGAATTACAGGGTTCTAATACATCCCTCTACTTCGGCGATAACTACATTCATGCAGAGGCTATGGTTAATGCAATTCTTTATGCAAGAGAGAAATACAAGGGTACAGGTACGCCAGACCTCTTCATTACGCCTCACGAGCTTAATGTCATGCTTCTTGCAAGAGATAGGAATGGTAGAAAGATTTATGCTTCTAAGGCAGAGCTTGCGTCAGCACTCAATGTAGGTAACATCTATACGGCAGAGCAGTTTAACAATAAGACTCGTACTACAGAGGCTGGTAAGACGAAGAAACTTCTCGGTATCGTAGCTAACCTTGCCGATTACTCTCTTGGTTCAACGAAGGGTGGTGAGATTACACACTTCACACAGTTCGATATCGATTTCAACCAGGAGAAGTCGCTTCTTGAAACAAGAGTTTCTGGTGCTTTGACAAGAGTATACTCAGCAATCGTTATTGAAGAAGACGTTACAGAAACCACAGTAGTATCTGAATCTGATGATGAACAGCTTGATGCATAATTAAGAAGAGCAGCTAAAGGAGAAAATTCAAAATGAGCAAATTTTATGGACGGATTGGCTTCGCAGTCAACACAGAAGTTAGACCTGGAGTATGGGACGATGATATTGTTACATACAGTTACTTTGGCGATTGGACTAGAAACACTAGTCGTACTCAAACTTCTGAAACACTGCCAGACAGTATTAATATCTCAAATGAGCTTAGTATTGTAGCCAATCCTTTTGCTCGTGAGAATTTCCATAAAATGCGCTATGTCGAGTATATGGGGACTAAATGGAAAATTACAAATGTGGAAATACAATACCCACGTTTAATATTGTCAATAGGAGGTGTTTACAATGAGTAGAGACAGTCGACCCAAATTTCATAAAGTATTGTGCAACATATTATCATGCCCTATATCGGGTTCTGACTGTAAAGCTTATTTTCAAGCACCTACATCTGGCATGAAGTATCCTGCTATTCTATATGAATTAGATGACATAGATACAAGACACGCCAATAACCGTAAGTATATTTCAACAAGGCGCTACAACGTAACATTAATCGATAAAGATCCAGATAGTCCATACGTGGAACGTCTATTATCTCTCATAACCTCTCAATTCGATAGACATTACATAAAAGACAATCTGCATCATTTCGTATTTACAATTTATTATTAAAGGAGGACAAACATATGTCTAAATTAGAGTGGGATAAGGAAGGCGAACGATTCTACGAAACTGGCGTGGAAAAAGGCGTTTTATATCCTTACAACAGCGGTAAGTACACACCAGGCGTAGCTTGGAATGGACTTAGCAAAGTAACAGAGAGTCCGTCAGGAGCTGAACCTACAGACATTTACGCAGACAATAAAAAGTATTTAAGCCTTATGTCAAGCGAGGAATTTGGTGCAACAATCGAGGCTTATACTTATCCAGACGAGTTCGGACCATGCAATGGTACCGATGAATTATCAGATGGAGTAGTTATCCATCAGCAATCACGCAGCAAGTTTGGTTTCTCATATGTAACCAAGCGTGGTAATGATGAAGATGCCGATGATTATGGATATATAATCCATTTGGTATACAATGCGCTTGCTTCACCTTCTGAGAAAGGATATGAGAGCGAGAATGAAACACCAAATGCTATGACTCTATCTTGGGAGATTTCAGCTACCAAGATTAACGTACCTGGATACAAGCCTACAGCGTTAATCACAATCGACTCTACAAAGGTTGATTCCGACAAGCTTGCAGCATTTGAGGATATTCTTTACGGTACTGAGAAAGACGAAGCTAGACTTCCTCTTCCAGACGAGATTATAACTTTTTTCAAAGCAGCCTAAATGTTGAGTATGTACAGGACAGCAACTATCGACTTTTATATGATAGCAGCTATGACAAGGTTGAAAGTTCTGATTATATATTTAACAAATAGGCGGCGCAAATTCCCCCTAATAAGGACTGCTTAGATGTAAAAACCTAGGCAGTCCATTTTATTTTTGCACTAAGAAAGGAGATTCAATAATATGATTAAGAAAACAATTACCTATAAAGATTACAATGGAACAGAAAGAACAGAGGACTTCTACTTTAATTTATCAAAGGCAGAGGCAACAGAAATGTCGTTAAGCGTTAATGGCGGCTATGAGCAGATGATTAAAGACATTATAGCAGCTCAGGACGGAGCTACAATCATAAAGATATTTAAGGAGCTTATACTAAAAGCGTATGGTACGAAATCGTTAGATGGTAAGTATTTCAACAAGTCAGAAGAAATTTCTAACCAGTTCAAATCAACAGAAGCTTATTCACAACTTTTTATGGAATTAGCAACAGATGCTGAGAAAGCCACAGCTTTTGTGAATGGCTTAATGGCGTTTGATGTCAAGCAGACAGCACAGAAATCGGCAGATAGTAATGTGGCTGGTCTTTCAGTTGTCAAGTAATGAGGTGAGATGTAATGCTCCGAATAACTATACCAGCTACCACTTCTGAGTATTGGGACTCAGAGAAGAATCAGTTTGTATATGAAACTATTACAAAGGAACAGACTTTGACTTTGGAGCATTCACTTGTATCGATTTCAAAATGGGAGTCTAAATGGCATAAA